AGCAGGAGGAGCAGGAGGAGCAGCTGGGAGAAGTTTGTCTCGTCTTGGTACGAATAGAGGATCCTTGATGGCAATTGGAGCTATTGCAGGAACTGCTGGTCTTGCAAGTAAAGTTGGCCCAGCAGCAAGAGATGCTGCATTGGAAGTTGGTCTTGGAGATGAAAATGCAGACAGATACTTTATGGGAAGTAAATTTTCTGCCAGGTCATTAGTTGGTGCAGGGATAGGCGGTCCGTTAGGTACAGCTATACAAATGACTAGTCCTAAAGATTTTACTAAAACTAATTCAATTCTACCAGGAGCTCCAGGAGCAGCTGCTGGAGGAGCTCTTATGGGCGGAACGCTCGGCGCTGCTGCAGGAGGAATGTTAGGTGCAAGAAAAGGAATTAAAAGTGGAGTAGCAGGAGCTCTAATAGGAGCCGTAGTTGGTGGAGGCATGGGAACACTCGCTTCTGACGGTATAGGTGGACAAACAGTTGCTGGAGCTGGACTTGGAGGAGTAGCAGGAGGTATAGGAGGGGCTCTACTAGGGGCTAAATCTGGCGGTAGCACATTTGGAAAAGTTGCTAAGGGAATAGTTGGTGGAGTCATGGGCGCAGGCATGGGAGCTACTATCGGCGGTGCAGCACCTATAACTGCAGCTGGAATTTCGACCAAATCTTACATGAACGACAATGCAGAATTCTTTGCTAGTTCACCTTACTCCGGTAGAGGTACACAGCAAATAATGAATGATACGGGTGCATCAGGAAATATAGTTTTAGGAATGCATAACTCCAGAAAGGGTTATTAATAATGGCAGTTATGAGAGAACAAGTAATGCAAGAAGCCATGGATATGTCCAATGTCCAGGCACCTTTAGCAATGCGTATGGTAGAAAATCTACCAGGTATAGCAACTTCCATAGGATTTAGCTCCGCAAGAGGATCTAACACCATAATGCGTGGTGGTTACATGGACTATAAGCATGCAAAAGGCTCACGAATGGCCAATAAATTTAGGGTCATGGATCAAGATGGAGTTCTTTCAGCAAGAAATAAAGCTAATTTTGTTGGTGGAGGTAGGATAGCAGGTGGTCGTGGAATCCTTGGAAGGCGAGCAGAAAGACTAGCTACACAAACTGCCTCCACTAGTGGAGTAGGAAGTTTACTGGGGGCAAACCCAACTCAAAAAGCTGGATTCTTCCGTGGATCTAGAGTTAACAACATGACTGCAAGACCAAGAGCTTTGGGTCGTCTTCATTCAATAAGTACGATGGGCCAAGGTGGAATGTATACTCCATTCGGCGCATCAGGTTTCTTAGGTAATACTAAAATGGGTAGAAAATTTGCTCAAAGCACGGGATCAACAGCTGCTGCAGGAGAATCAGCATTTGGTCCAGGTTTACTTTCTTTTGTAAGTGCGGGTAGAAAAGCGGACCTATTGGAAAGGAGAGCTGCTGGAACAGGGGGACGTGCAGCTAGAGCTCAAAAAAAATTAGGCATACTAGATAGAAATATACGCAGTTTAGCTGCGATGAACAATCCAGGACTGATGGCTGAAAAAACACTTCCAGGAGTTCTTAGACACGATCTAACTACACAACTTCGAGTGCCAGCTGGTCAAAGAGTTGTTATGAATGGAAGAACGTATACTGGTGGTCAATTTTTGCCAGGTGGCGGAGCTATGTTGGAGCCAAATGTTAAAACTGGAAGACTTCATGTCAGAAAAGGCAAATCTTTTGCTGGTACCAGCAAGAGAGGCCCTCAAATGTATTATGGAAGAGGAGCAGGCCCAGCTGGTAGAGCTGCAAGAAAAGGCGCAGGACAAATGGTGCCTTTTTCTAATCAATTTAGAGATGTTAATGTTCAATTCGGACAAAATATAAGCATTCTAGACGACGGTCTAAAAAGTGGATCTAGAGGTAACCTAATAGCATCATCTATGTCTGGCGAGGCAACTAGATATGCAGCTGGTTATTTCAGAGGAGCTCAGGGATATGCTCGTAAAGGTGGACTAGAAGGAAAAGCTTTGAGTGGCGCAGAAAAAGCAGTTGCCCAAATGGCAGAATCTTTGGGTCAAAAGCAAATTGCGGGCAAAGTTGGCTTAGAGGCAGCACATCATGTTCTAGAACAAGGCGCTTTTAAAACACTTGGCAGTAAAGGAGTCATGGAAGCACTAGGTACAAAGTCTGGAGCAAAGGTACTTGGAGCTAGAGCAGCAGCATTAGCTATACCTGGACTGAATGTTATAGCTACAGCAGCCTTAGTCTATGACTTGGGTAAGATGGCAGGAGAAGTTGTTAAGAGCGGAATTAACTTAGCTAAAGACGCTGGAAAATCTTTACAAGGAGATATCTATAAACCATCATTTGGAATGGGGTATAAGGATACAGAAGCAGCAGCAACTTCAAGATCACGAGGAGTTATGGCTATTCAAAACTCTAGATTAAATGCGAGAAGTATGCTAGGATCAGAGGGCGCAATGATGGCTGCCCACTATGGATGATTTATGACTGTATCAAGTAAGACAAAACAATTTAGAGAATCTTTAGAAGCTCTGTCAAGAGAAGATCTTCTTGAAATAATCAAAGCACAAGATCCTGAATTAATAAAACAAATTAATAGAATTGAATGGGTGTTTGAAAATAAGCTAAATCATTTGTCATGGAATGATGGAACGCCTGTATTAAATAGGCAATTAAATAATCAAGAATTATCACTTCTTATAGATGAACCATTTGAATTAGATAAAGAATTATTATCTGCGGGAATTAGTTCAGAACATCAAAGGCAACTACATATTGCAAAAGACGCCGTTGTTTGGGCTAAACAATTTTTGCAAGCAGATTTGAGAGTATATCAAATTCTTATTTTGCGAGATCCATCTTTAAGAAAAGTTCTTAGAGCTGGTCGTCGTCTGGGTAAAACATTCAGTCTCGCAATACAACTATTGCATTATAGTTATACCCACAAAGATGGAAGATCATTGGTTATCGCGCCAATGAAAACTCAGGTAGAACTTATCTATCAAGAAATATTAAGAATATCAGCAAAAAATGAAGTAGTAACTAATTCTATTACCAGAAAAGTTACTAGCCCGCAGTTTATGATTCAGTTTTCTAATGGATCAACTATTAGATTCTTCACTTCTGGTATGAAGTCAGGCGGAAAGAGTGATGTTGCTCGTGGTCAGGAAGCACACTTAATTGTCCTTGACGAAATGGACTATATGCATGCGGACGACCTCGATGCACTATATGCTATGCTTCAGAAAACCGCAGAAGACCAACCAGACAAAGTAATGATCGGTGCATCTACTCCAACTGGTCGTAGAGAAAGATTTTGGGAATGGTGCAATAGTCCAAGGTTCAAAGAGTTCTGGTTTCCATCATACTGTAATCCATTTTTCAGTAAAGAACAAGAAGAAGAATTTAGAGAACAATATTCTTCTAGTGGATATCGACATGAAATAGAAGCTGACTGGGGAGAAGACTCAGAAGGAGTATATCCAAGAAAGTTTATAGACAGGGCATTCATATCTCCACCATGGAAGTATCATGCTGAGATTATGTCTGCTCGATCATTCCATGTAATTGGTGTTGACTGGGATAAGTATGGAGCAGGTACTAATATAGTCGTTTTAGAGGTCTGCGCTGACAACTATGAGGACCCAAGATTTAGGGGTAAAGTAAGACTATACTATCGAGAAGAAATTAGTAAGTCTGAATACACGCTCACGCGCGCGGTAGATAGAATCATCGAACTTAATCAAATTTTTAATCCCAAACATATATATGTTGACCGTGGATATGGAGAAGTCCAAGTAGAACTATTAAGAAAATACGGCGTCGAAAATCCATCTTCAAAAATGAAAGAAAGAGTTAAGGGCATTGGATTTGGGGAGTCCATAGAAGTTCGAGATCCTTATACTAAATTAATGATTAAGAAAGAAATGAAACCTTATATGGTCGATAATCTTCGTCAGTATTTAGAGCGCGAAGATATACTATTTTCAGAAGATGATGAAGAAATG